CGCCGTGTGGTTCTGGCAGCGCACCCCCGATGTCGCGTCCGAAGCCGGGGCCGGGGCGGAGATCAGCGCCGCACAGCCCTTGGAATACCGCACGGCGTGCGGCGAGAGGCTCGACATCGTGCTGCCCGACGGGTCGAAGGTCTGCATGAATTCCGAGGCGACGCTCACCGTGGACCCGGGATTCGGGAAGGCGACGCGCGAGATCGAGTTCGACGGCGAGGCGTTTTTCACCATTTCGCCCGACAAAAACTGTCCGTTCATCATCCACAGCGCCAACAACAACTATACGGTGCTGGGAACGTCGTTCAACCTGCAATCCTACGCCCGGGAGAATTTCGCCGTGGTGACGCTCCATACGGGGTGTTTGCAGGCGCAGGCCCGGAAGGACGTCATCATCCTCGACCCCCTCGACACGGCGATCGTCTTCTGGATCGCAGCCTCGGCCCTGTCGTTCATCCTCGCGCTGTTCGTCTCGAAGAAGTCGCACGCGTAAGAACCTTCAGACTGAAACGATGTGCGTGCGATTCGATCTCATGCGCCCTTGCGGCGTGAATCGCTATGCGCTGGCCCTTGTTGCCCGGGCGCCGGCCGGGGATGGGGCCTTGCTGTCAATGTGACGAGCGGTGCAAGTGGGGGGGCGAACAAAACGAAAATGAAAAACCGCAGCCGATTGACAATCAGCTGCGGTTTTGTTTTCGTGTGCCCAGGACAATATTCGAAAATTGCAATTTTATACCTTTTGTAAATACATTGATATTTAGTTGTTTGTGGGTATATTGCAAAGATAATCAATATATTGTAATTGTCGATAAAATTGTGTAATATTGCAAAAGATTTCATTGTGTGGTGCAAGTGTGGTGCAAATTTTCTAACTTGCACCACGGAATTAACAGATTTTGTAATATGGCATCGGTTACGGCTTTTATACGGGTATCAAGAAAACGAATAGATCGGGCAAATGTTCGCTTTCGGTTACGGGACGGTCGAAATATTCAATTATTTCACGCTTCCGAATTGGAGGTTAACCCATCCGATTGGGATGCTACCCGACAGGAGATTAAGGCAAAGGTTCTTTATGATGCGGAAAAACGGGCCTTGTTCAACAAGGCGGTGGCCGACCGTAAGAATATGATGTTAGAGATATATAATGCCGCACCCAGTACAGAGACTTTGACATCCGATTGGCTGGACCAAGAGATTGACAAACACCTGCATCCTGAGAAATATATCATCGAGGAACATTGGCAAACCTTTTTCGAGGCTTACGAAGAGTTTATCGAGAAGCGCAAGTTGTCCGATTGGCGGGTGCGGGCTATTCAGGTCGTAATCCGAGCGTTGAGGCGGTATGAATTGTATGCCCGCCGGACGATGGATAGTCGGTTTGCGCTCGATTTTGATACCGTGACGCCGTTGGTGTTACGGGACATCGAGGAGTTCCTTCGCAATGAATACACCTTCTGCGACCAATACCCCGAAATCTACGAGGCCGTTCCCGAAAGCCGGAAACCTCAGCCAAGAGGGCAGAATACGATCAATGGAATACTGACTAAACTGCGTACTTTCTTCATTTGGGCGAATGACGTAGGCAAAACGACTAATAACCCTTTTCGGAATTATCCCGTGGAGGAGTGTATATACGGGACACCATACTATATTACGATTGACGAGCGTAACAAGATTTATCATACCAATCTTACCAGGCATCCGCAGCTCGCAATTCAGCGGGATGTATTCGTTTTTCAATGTCTGATAGGTTGCCGTGTGGGCGATCTTTATAAGTTGACCCGAGATAATTTGATAAATGGAGCGGTTGAGTATATTCCCCGCAAAACAAAGGACGGCCACCCGGTGACGGTACGTGTACCTCTTAACTCGATAGCACGTGAAATATTGGACCGTTACGCAGATTATGCCGGCTCGTCGCTTTTTCCACTTATGGCCGAACAGCAATATAACAAAGCGATTAAACGGATTTTTCTCGCTGCGGGGTTGAAACGTAAAGTAACGATCCTGAATCCTCTGACCCGAGAGGCGGAACAGCGCCCGATTTGGGAGGTGGCCTCGTCGCACCTCGCTCGTCGAGCATTCGTTGGAAATCTTTACAAGCAGGTGAAAGACCCGAACCTGGTAGGGGCATTGTCCGGCCACAAGGAGGGTAGCCGGGCATTTGCCCGTTATCGGGACATCGACGATGAAATGAAAAACGAACTGGTTAAAATGTTGGAGTAAATATGAATGATGTGGTATTTTATAATATGTGGGGACGGGAGCGGTATCAAGATTATATAAATCTCCCTTTCAAATACAAAGAGGAACACGAGTGGGTGACTGATCTTCAGAAAAATAATGCCTATTTTTTGGATCATATCAACGAATATGCATCTGGGCCGCAAAAAGCGGATTATGCACTGACTGGATTTCTGGACTGGTATGTAAAAAAACGGGCCGCTAATGATGGGGATGCTGAGTATAAAAGAGAGTATTATGCTGATTGGCTGAATCATACGATTTTTATCTGCGACCATAAGCCTGGCTATGAGTGGGTAGTGGATTGGTGTCGTAGGTATTTGACAACCATGAATATAACAAAAGACGGCAATAGCGTGTTAACCGAAACCAAAATGTGGAATAACGGTAGGACGGGGACATTTCATGCATTTCCGCAGGATGGCGGATATTATGCTTATTTTCTCGATACAATGAACCCAGGATCGTGGCTTGCAGTAGAGAATCGAATTGCTTCAGGCTTGATTGCTTATGCTATTAATTATTTGGAGCTTAATGAATGTAATATTTATACCGAGACTCTATACTCGAGTTATTATGACGAGCAAAAGCGAATTTATGAGCAGGGACATTTTCAGAATGACATCGACGATGGGACATTTGCTATTTATCTGTATAAGCAAGAAAAAAGCCTATATGATCAGAATGTGATCGGAGAGTTTTTATCGGAGGTGGACCGTAAAGAGGTAAAAATGATTTTTGATCATTTCGTTGTACAATATTGCCAGCAATCCGATAGCAAAATCGGAAATATTATCTCTTCAATCGAGGAACATGCACACTTCTCTGTGCAATGGAGTTATGAGCAGGCTAATCGTATATTGGAAGCCTTGCAAAATGAAGGTTTTATTTCTACAAATACAACGATTGAGGTGTTCTATTATAGGATGACCGGACGTGGGAAAGCCTCAGACAATAAGATTGAGTGGGTGAAAAGGGGAAAGAGACGAAAAAAGGACATAAGTAAAAGTGGTTTATTAGATTTCGTTTATTTGGCGCAAGGAAAAGAATGTGATGCGCCGACCCGAATATTCCCCCGTATATTTCAGATTAATAAACTATGTGATACTACCTATACCCGATTTAAGGCGGATGTGGGTAGTGAATATCGAATTGAGTTAGAGGGAATAATGAAATCATAATCTACTTGTTACGGGATCGGGCGTCATTCCTTCACTGTCATTTTGCCTATGGACTGGATGATCTTGGCAGCTTCGGGATCGAGGACCACGGAAATAGGCTGTGTTGCGGCCGTTATCGCCTTGCCGTTGGTCGTCACATCCTGACGGTCGGCAAGATGAAGGACACGGGCAACGATTCCTGAATCGTACTGCCCACATAATGCGCCCTCCAACTGGTCCGCCTCAATAGCCACTCGCACGTGCGTAAGGAGGTCGCAAAACTCATCTTCGTATCGGCGGAATGTGTCTTTGCTGATCTTTGCAAATTGGCAGAATCCCACTAATGTCAGGGGACGCTGTGTTGGAACCGCAATTATTTCCCCTGCTGAAGCCTTGTTGCTGTATCTTGGATTCGCTTTCACCCATTCGACATACTCTTCGAACTTGGCTTCAAGAGCTTCGGGGGTATATGCACGAGGGCGGCCCACTTTCTTATTAGGGGTATTCATGTTATTATTCGTATTTTTTTCGACCTAATTTTCCGAGGCTGTTTTGAACCTTGACCCGCTTCTGCCCTTTGTTGATGTCAACCACCGAAACAATGGGCGCCGGCATATTCATCAGGGCCCGTTCCATCATGCGCTCCATCCCCTTCATTCCGTCGTTGCGCTGGGGAAGATTCGATACTTGGATGGCGTTTCCGCCGCTTGCCACGTTCATGGCCGAGAGCATTGCGCCCCAGTCGTTGACAGCCTGGGCGGTCATCACAGCTTCGCCGTTGGATAACATTGCGGGGATGCTGTCCGAAGTTCCGGTGCCCGGGCCCGTGACAAGGCCGCCTTCCGAGAAGAACGAAGGGATGGCTTGTGCGAGCGTTGTCGCCGATGCGATCGCCGCCTGCGCTGTTATAATTCCTTTCTGTGTTGCAAACCATATAGGTCCCGCAATAGGTCCGAGTTGGAATGATGCAACCATCGCTTCCATTGTTGCTTTTTGAGCGTCGATGATGATTTGCGTCACGGCCAATGCCTGCTCTGCAATGGCGAATGCCTCAAGATCATCGCCCAACGCCCCGAATAAACCTCTTAGACTCCCAACTAACGAGGAGGCGGCCGCCAGTTCGTCCAGTTGCACTTTTATTGCCTGATTTTGCGAGGCGATAGACAGGTCGGTCGTTTTCTTAATTGCATCTTGCACATTGTTTTCTGCATCCAGTCGGGCCATCTCATAGGCTTGAATAGAACCGTATTGCGCACTCCATTGCTCCTCATCCATTTGTGAAATAGCGTCATATTTACTTTGAGCAATACGCAATTCTTCATTTGCAACGGCCTGCTGCGCTTTAATCCGTGCATCCTTGTCGTCCCCGATCAATCCTGCATAGTTCCTGTTTTTTACTTGCGCAAGAGATAGTTTGTCCATCTCTTCCTGGACTTTGATCCGCATCTTGATCCTGTTCTCCGCATTGCGGGCTTCTTCCTCGAACTCCTTATCGCTCCAACGCTGGCGTATTTCGGATTCCTCCTTATACCTGCGTTCCTCCATATTCAGGATCAGCTGGTTTATAGCCTCCCGGGATTCCGCAGTCAGCGTTTTGTCGTATTTGAGTTTGTTTTCCAGCTCTTGGCGTTCCCACGAAAAGCGAAGCCGGGAAAGTTCCAGGTCTTTTTCAAGGCTCGCTTGTCTAAGTTCAAGAATGGATTTTGATAATTGCTTCTCTAAATCGAGCTGTGTCCTGGCGGCTTGTCGTGCTATTTTATTAGCAGCCTCTTGCGCCTTCTCATTCGTTCGTCCAAGTTCTTTTAAGCGTTTGATCTCATTCTCAACAGCTTCGGCCCTTTTATTCCGTGAAATGATTTCGTCCTCCGTGGTTGCGATCTCCTTGTTTATATCGGCAAGTTCTTGTTCCTTTCGCTTGATTAAATCCTTGATGGCCTCCCCTTGCCCATTGATGTCATCTGTACTGATCTTGTACATATCCATCAATGTTTTCATCGCTATTTTGTTTGCAGAAAGGGCTTCGTTATACCGATCCGTAGCATCTCGCACTTTATTCAGCGTGCTTTCCAGTTCATTGGAAACCTCTACATATTCACTCACGACCGGACGGTTCCCGGCCATAGTCGTCCGAGTTTTTGTAGTGTTCTCATTGAACATCCGGTATATTTCCTGCGCACGCTCTTTCAATTCCGGAATTTCACTATTTAACCCGGCACGAAACTCGGTAAAATAAGCGATCCCGGCCTCCCGGCCGAATTTTTTAATAAACTTATCCTGCACGCCTTCGAAGGCTTTGTCCATCGTTTTACCGTATTCTTCGGCGGCATTGGCATTGGATTCCTCCAAACCCTTAGCAATAGCGGCCGCCGTAATACTGCCTGCAAGGGCATCATAAGCCGCCTTTTGGTCCTCCAAATTCCGTATCTCCTCCTTTTGGTTGGAAAGATAGTCCCCGTATTTATCCTCTATGACTTTGCGGGCGGCGGCATATTCGGCTGTACCCTTTTTTGCCTCACGGAGGGCGTCAAACTCCCGCTTCAACTCTGATCGGCTGTTTTCAATGGCCCGGTTGAGGTCTTGCGTATATTGAGCAACATCCGACAACGCATTACCTGCGCTAAACAATCCCTTTACCCACGCCCCGATCTCTTTCCCGTAGGCCGTCAGCAGGGTAATGCCCACGACCAAAGCCGTCTGCCAGGAAAAGATAGACGAAATAACCTGCCGGAACACCGGGATCGTCATTTTCCCCTCGGCTCGCAACGCTTTATTATTGGCCGAAGCTCGCTTCAGTTCATCGGCAAGCATCGGCAGGTTGTTGGAAATCGCCAGAAAAAATTGCTGGGCGGACATCGTGAGCGACGGAAGTTCCCGGGCCACTTGTTGCACCTGGAAAGAAAGCGGACTAAGCGCACTTGCATAATTGCCGACATTGGACCGGAAATTCAGCAAATCCTGCTCGGCCTTGTTCACCTCTGTTTGCATATTGCGGACTTGTTCGGCCATCTTCATTCCTTTTGCCGATTTGCGGTCAGCTTCGGAGAGTGCATAATACTCTTTCGTCAACTTCGAAATATCGTTCCGGAGTTTATTAACGGAGCCATCAAGCTGCGCATCCTTCTTGACCTGTTCGTTGATCTGCTTCATGTATTGACGCTGCGCATCGGTATTTTCCCGAATTACGGCTTTATACCGGGCCATCTTCTCGTAATAGTCTGCATCCTCTTTCTTGAGATTCTTAATAGACCGCCGGGTCTCATCTATCACCTTTTGCGCTTCAGCCCAGCTTTTGATAAGTTTCGAGTATTCGATCTCGATTGTGATGACCTTGTGAATGGAATCCTGTGCCATACCTCTCTATATGGATTAAATAGTCAATAATTATTTCATGCTGATCCAGCGCTCCGTGTCATAGGTTATTCCCCGCCTATGCTCGTCCGGTAGGATCGGCTGGGTGGCAGATATGCGCCCCCATTTACCACCAAGAAAATAGGGACCTTTCGATTTGGAGACCTCAACGCCGCATAAACGTCCGTCATGTCCGAACAGTTTCAAAACCGTCGCATTGTCGGTCGTAATGCTGGCCCCCTTCGCCGGAACCGATATTTGCCGGATGGCATTGATCTGACCGTCTCGATTTCTCTGATATATAACAGCGACCAAACGCTGCGGGACACGCCCCGCCAAAGACGCAAGACGGCCCAAGAAGCCATCGCCAGGGCAATCCACGTATTGCAATGATATGACGTATTTCCCTAAACGAATTTGCCAATCGTCAGATCCTCCGGCGGCGATTTGATTCCGGATGCAATACTCCGTGTAGATTTTGGTTTCTTTTTTCATAACATTTTAATATTTTAATAGTTTATCTTTTATTGCGAACCTCTGTCTGCGTTCGTACTCCTCGCACTTACGGCGGGTACGCTCCAGCAGTTCCGCAAGTTCTTTTTTATTCAATCCTACTGTCAGAGTGCTGTCGTCCCGCTGGCCGCCTCTGCGTTTTTCTTTTGGATTCATCCTGCTCATTCCCCCGTTTTTAGTACATTTGGCTTGTCGGAACCAAAATGCGGGGGAACAGTTTACGGCCCTTGCTTTCGAGGATAGGCGGGTTTATACCCGCCCATCCTGTTTGTGGGCCACCCTCGCAAACCCCAACAGAGCCTCTGCGATCTCTATCACCTTGTCCGGCGTGAAAGTAACGTCCGCTTCGGGAGTGCCCTCATCACCGAAGTATTTAACACACAAATACACCTCTGACGGATTAGGTTTGCGATTTACGGTCACTTCGGCAACTCCGACCGTAAGGGTTGCACCGTCATGCTTGAATGATTTGCACGGCACAAATGCCGTCTTTTTCTTGGGCTGTGTCATAATCTTTTTCTGTTTTATTATTGGTTTCATACCGTTTTGGGGCGGGTGGGGTTGCAAGGTTGCACCCCTATATAGGGGATGCAACCTGCAACCCGCCTCCCACAAGGCTGTAACGGAACATAAATATTTAGAAAGGTTCATCGTGCAACTCGGGTTGTGAAACCTCAGTTTGCGACCCCGGAAGATAATAACCGCCAGCTTGATTCTTCACGATTGTCCCGGCTTTGACTGCACGGGAAATCTTCGACTTAGCACTTCCTTCTTTGAGGTCAACCGCTTCCATTAGCATTTCAATCAACTCTGAGTGCGCATAAACCTTTCCTGCCTCCATGATCTCAGCAAAAACATTCTCTTTAGGCTGAGGTGCTGGAATGCCACATAACTCCGGAAGCCCGGAAGCGTTGATCTGAAATGCAAACTCTGTGAATGGTTCATTGCGACAGTACTGCGGACTGACTACCGAGGTATCACCATCTGCTTTTACCAGCATCACTGTTTCCGATTTACGCAGCAATGCAGAGCCGAGGTGCCCTCGGGCTTTCTCTCCGCCTGGATTGCTATGAAGCACACAAAGTATGTGGTTATCATACTCGCTACTCCAGCGCATCAACTCACAAGTCAGGGCCTCCGATTCGTGCAGGTCGTTCGGATCGTTGCAAAGGTCCGCCACGCCGTCGAGAATCAGCAGATCGGGTTTATACCGGCGAAGGATTTCACCTGTGGCCTCCCGGCGTTGATCTGGCGTCAGCTCCCGCAAAGCTGCCACGACGAGCTTATCGTGGTTGTGGTCGGTCGGCAAGCCGATGCTTCGTAGAATCCGCCTGGCAACCTTATGCACGTGTGCCCGGGCCTGTTCGGTATCGATATAGACTACCTTGCCCGTGGCCGGGGTATCAAACCCCAGAAAGTCGGACGAAGAAAGAAATCCCGAAGCCACGGCAGCGGTCAAAAAGGTCTTCCGGCTTTTGGCCAAGCCTACCACGGTCGATACATTGCCCCGAGAAGCAATTAGATTGCCCCAAATTCGCACGATCGGTTGCGGATCGGGGAGTTGTTCCGACAGGTCGATAACAAGAGCAGAAATGTCAATTTTCGACGATCCCGGCTCACCCATGATAACATCGTCTACGAATCCCATAATCAGCTACACTTTGAAGTTATCCAATCCTTCGAGAATATGCCGGAAGGTAAGCCGGGCGACGGCCTTATCGCTTCGAATACAGCGGCCGATCTCCAGCAATTCATAGAGACCCGTTTGCGGATCATCGAGTTTGGTACTATACACCAGGTCGGCCAGGTCCACCCGTTCAATCTCGGGGTGATTAGTGAGGCGCATTCCGACAATCAGGACATCAGCACGATTTTCGACATATAGGGCCTTATACAACGTATCTCGCAGTAAAATCAATAACTGATTATCGACCTTGCTATCGTTCAGGTCCACGCAATTTTCCAGAGCGGCGATCTGCTCTCTCAATTTATTGACAACATAGGGCTTTGCATCCGTCCGCCGACGGTAGCGAGCCAACTCTTGCTGTTTAGACAGTTTGATCGTTTCAAGATTTTCCATAGCAATCCCGATTGAATTTTTCGCTGTACCACTCGACGAAAGTTGTGAAATCTTTGGCAACGAAATATAGGCCACCTGCCCGCTCAATAGATGCCTGATAACGGCGTTGTGCCTCGCTTTGGTGGTCGAGGCCGATCTTCACCTCAATTTTGACGCTCCGGCCTGCAATTGTAGCCGAAATATCGGCACTTCCTTTCGTGGTATTCGATTTGCGCCATACGATCCGACCACCTCTTTGTTCAGGCATCCCTATCGTGGCGACTCTTTCAGCCTGGCCGCCATTGTAGCGAATGTAATCCACAATACATTTCGTCAAGCCGTTCGCCGTATTATCCCGATAGGACTGTGGCGGGATGGCATACTCGGGAAAATTCGGATGATCTCGGCGGAAATGGTCGAGGGCCATCCGTTCGAGTTCCCTGACCGCTTGCGGCTTCCGATAGTGGGGCTTATTCATGGTCGGCGGCCTCCTGTCCACTGAAGAGGTTATAATCCGTATTGATCCGTTCCAACCGATAGACGACTCTACGATCCCGCAAGGGATAAGTTCGAACCACATAACCGTCTGCCTTCCGTCGCACTTCGGTCATCCACCGCCGGGCATCATTACCGCCAATCATCACGTTTAGGCCCATAGCCGTAACCTGCATTCCTCCTTTGAGCATTTCGAGGGCGATAGCCTTGCGAGCTTTTTGCGTGTCGGCTTGGATGGGTTCCGAATTATAATTATCTTTGTACGTACTTATTAGGGCGGCTACGGCCGCTTTTCTTGTTTTCATTGTGCGGCCCTCCCGTTTAAGATTCTACGAATATCCGACATCTTGTAGCGACGCTTACCGCCGATCTCGGCAGGGACAAGATAACCTCGCTTACGCCACCGCCATAGCGAACTGGGATCTACATCCAACATTTCGCATACTTGCTTGATAGATAGATACCTCTCGCCTCTGTCCTCGGCGATCTGCGCCTCCAACTCTTTTTTTGTGTCGGCGATTACCTCTTGATGGAACCGCCTCAAATCTTCCAATGTGATGGCTACGGTAATATTGGCTCCGTTTTCCATCATTGACGTTATATTTGTCATAGCGTCTGTTAGGGTGCTCCTTCACACCCGGTTAAGTTAATAAATAGGGCCTGCCAGCTTGCGCCAACAGACCCTTTGATTTTGTTATTTCGGTTTTGTCCGTGGCTTGCTACTTCACAAGCATCTGCGACAAAGGTGTTAATCTTCGGCACATTGTGCAAGAAAAAACACGAATTATTGCATCGGTTCTGTATGTTTTTTCTTGCTTGATATTGCAAACATACTTAAACTATTTTGGTTCAGAAATATGTGTGATATGTGTTTTTCACATTAAACACACTCACACATAGCCAAGAGGCGGTCGAGTTACATTTTTGCAATAATAAAGCCGCCTCGATAAAGTACCCCCCCCCTCCTCCTTAACGGCTATTTCTCTGCTGTTGGCTTTGAACGCAGATAGCCACCTCAAAGGGTGGCTATCTGTTTATTCATGATCATAAATATCTCCAAAGTTGGCTTCAATAAAAAGAACTCTAAAAATGCGGTCTATTTGGAGCCCTATAAATGGATGATTATCTCCCGTTGCTCTAAAAACGTGCAATTTTCTTACGTCTGGAGTTATACATGCCGGTAGTTGGGGCTTGATCTGATCAACGGATATAGACTCCATTCCAAATCCATGACGAGGGGCGGTTCTAATCTCTGGCCAACCTAATTGTGATATTTTTTGGAGTCTAATTAAAAACTCGAAGAAGAATTTATGGTCCCTACAAGTTGAAATAGATGTTTCGCTTAGGTATTTGAAACAAAATAAAGGGTAGTTTTCTTTGTAAATATGATTTAGCGATATGCTAATTGATTCATCTTGAGGGGGAATGATCTTCCTCCTGTTGTTTTTAGACATAATTACGCCAAGCGAGTATGAAAAAATTCGCCTAATTTTTCTTTGGTTATAATGTGTCCTTTACCTGTCGGCGTGCTTTGCCAAGGCATTTCATTGTGGGTGAAATTCATCAAACCAATCGCTGAGTAGTTTCCATAAATGCGAAGCACTTCATTAAATAAACTTTCTTCTTCTGCTTCTAAAGTAATGGGTTTTTCATTAGGCATGATTCCTTTATTTCCGTTCTCTTGGTAATATTCATATACCGCAGGAACCACAGGACCATACATCCAGGCTTCAATGTCTTCGTTAAACAAAGGACGATTAAAAACTGCTATATGAAATCCTTGCACGTAGTATAGCAATTTTTGGAGTTTCATATTGGAAAAAAGTTCCCCTTCGTCATTTGCAGCTGCGCCATATGCCAAAATTTTATTGGCAATAGATAATACAGGGTAGGCCATAATGATAGTGTATTTTATTGCGCAAATATATCGTGTTGAATTATAGGATGCAAATATCGTGATAATTTTATTTTGATCTTTTGGAATTTAACCCATTTTATAGACGAATAAGATATGTTTATTATTGCTAAATATTTGAATTATTTTCAATACGGATGTGGTAAGCTCATATTTCGTATATCTTGTTTTGGATAGGTTGTAATTCCATAGTTTTCTGTCTATATACCTTGGGTTGCAGGTTGCATCCCCTATAT